GGTGGGGGTTCCGGTACCCCGCGCGCAGGCTTTAATTGCTCCTTACGGAGCGTCTGCTCGTCCCGGCTTTCCTGATGCCGCGCCGGCGTAAAACCGTGCGCCATCAGCTCCATCACCGCCGCGGCCGGGACCAAAAAATCTCCCGCCGCAGTAGCGCGGTATTCGTTGCCGTCGTAGCTGCAAGCGACCGCTGTATTATGACGAACTCGAACGAGGGGTCCACACCGGACGTCACTCGCCCGTGGCTCCACAGCAGCCTCGGCAGTTCGGTTCAGCACTGAGAACCCCCCGTTGTTGACCAAGTGAACCGCGACATCTGACGGCACGTTGACCGTGCCGTCGATGCCGACCCGATAGCGCGCCGTACCGTGATTTGCCTCGTCCTGGCCGAACATGGCGCGGAGTGCTATCAGGTCGGGCACGTCCGTCAGCCGTTGGCGATGTTGGTGATCACACCCATTGCAAACGGGGCGTAGACCGCCAGCACCTCTTCGGCGTAGACCCCCACCTGGCGCTGGCGGGTGACGATCGGCCAGTCGATCTGGTAATAGTCCTGCCGCGTCTTGATCTCCGCGACGTTGGGAACCTCATTCGACTGGTACTGGATCGGCAGGTTCTCGGCCCATCCGATGATTGTGCCGGGCGGGACCCGCGGGTGGATCTTGATCGGGATCCGCAGACCGCCGTAGATCGCGAACGGATTGTAGTAGAATTGCACGGTGCCCGATGCCGTCAGCTGATACTCCCCCTCGCTGCCGTCGGCTGGCGTGTCGTAGCGCAGCAGCGGACCCGACGCGTTGGAGAGCACCTTGGTGGTGATGTTTTTGAGCTCCTGGGCGTTGACGTAAAGCACGGTCGGCGACAATTCGAAATTGTTCCACATCGTCTGGAACATCGTGTCGATCTCATTGACCGAGCCGCGGCCCGAAGGGGTCAGCGTCGTGCCGGTCCCAGGAGTGCCGGTCGCTAGCGTATTGACGTATGCGTTGGAGCCGTTTTTTAGCGCGGTCGTCAACAGCCCGTCATAGGCGTAGCTTGGGTTCGCGGAATTGTCCGCGGTAACTGCCGACTGCAGCTGCATGCCGGTGAGGAGCGGCGCCGACACCGCCAGGCTGTTCAATGTCGTGATGGCCTGTAGGGTTTCGGTTCCGGTCGAGGTCGAGATGTACCAGGCATAAGCGACCGCCCCCTGGATCGGGGTGACGCTGCAAAACAGTGACTGGCCCAGAGTGACTGGCTGGCTCGCTTCGCCGCTGATGTTCGACGAGCCGCCGTTGAGCGTAAAGGTCTTGCCGTCGACCCCCGTGACCACCTTGGTCGTGGCGACGCCCGCAGCGACGCTGGAGTTTTGGTATCCTTCAAGGGTCAGGGCGACGACTTTGACAAAATAGGTCGCGGCCGGCAGCGTCGCGGCGCTGCCCGAGGCGGATAGGGTTGGGGTCGCCGGCGTTCCGAGCGACAACGACGCATTGCCGGCGAGGATCGCCATCTCCTCCTTCAGCATCATCTTTTGCAAGAGCCGAAAAGTCATTCGCGCCTGGATGTCTTCGAACTCCCGGCCGGCGGAAATCGCTTCGAACGTCGCGGCGTCCTCCTCGCCGATCGTGACAAACGTCGCGGACTTGCTCGAAGTCGAATACGACATCTGGCCCGAACGCTGACCTTCCGGGACCCAGCCCATCGCGTCGAAGCCGGAACCGATGATGGCATTTACCTGGCGCCAATTGGTCGCCGTGCCGGTGCCGCCGCCAACCCGCGGCATGACGTTGCGGATCGGGGTGACAAACGGATAGAGATTTTTCGCCGGGGCCTGGAGGTCGTAGGCGACCAAACCGGTCGCCGTGGAGATCGACTTGGCGAGACTGCCGTCCGGTGACGCCAAAGCCCTCTTCAAAAGCTCCAGGGATTCCTGGGTAATCGAACTCATTTGCAGTTCCTCCCGATAGGGGGGCAAAGAAAAACCCGCCCGCAGGCGGGTTGGATTACGGCCGAAGCCGGACTTACTCGCCGCGCATTTCCCTTGCTGTCGCCAGACCGGGCGGCTGGATCGGACGGGCATGGCTCGCCTTGATCAAGGTCAACGTCTGCTCTTCCTTGCTCATGCGAGAGAAGGCCGTGGCAAGCTCGTCCGATGACAGGGCGTCGCCGCCGGCGTCTTGCTGTTTGGAGATCGCGGTGATGTTCTTAGCGACCGCCAGCGGCGGCAGCGGCGTGCGCGCGATATCTTCGACCCGTTTCGTCAGCTGGTCGAGCCGCGGCACGATGTCGGTTAAGGTCGCGATCAGCGCCGCCTTTTCGGGTCGCTCGCCGGCCAGCAGCTTGGAGAGGTTCCCCATTGCGGCCTTACCGGACTCGAATTCCGTTCCTTGCGTTGCCGTCTCTGCCGTATATCCGGCGGCGTCGCACTTTGCTCCTGCGGCCACCAAGTGATCGTGCGCGTTTGCGAGATGGCCTAATGTCTCTTGCGAATGACGGGCCCCGGCCTTGGCGGCCGCGCAGCACGCGCCGTCCGTAAGCTTGCCGACGCAGTCGTGCGCGACGTCCATCAACGCCTGATGGCTGTGCCCTCTTTTGCCCAATGCCGTTGCGATCATTTCCAATACGCCGTCGGTATCGGCCGATGCCGGGTACGGCGCGGTATTGACCGTGGCGTTGGCGTCGGGGTGGTACTCCGCCGCCGGCGGGCGAACCATCGGGACCCGCGTCTCGGGATTGCGTGCGGTGTCGACCGTCGCTTCCTCGCTCGGCGCGGCCCCGGCGAACTGCAGCGCGTCACGGGCTTTGGCAATGTGGCTCCGTTCAACGAACAGCAAGCCACCCATTCCCATGCATTTGTCGACGGCATCGTAGGCGAGGTCGAGGAGCGCTTGGTCGCCCTCGCTGTGCTTGGACTTGGCGAGGATCGCGGCGGCGAGCTTCTGCAATTCCGGGCTTCGGCTGTCGCACAACTCCGCCACGAGCCCCGCCGCCCTGCCGGCTGCCATGGCTATAACAGCCGGGACATTTGGATTCTCTGGATCCCCGACAAGCTCAGTGTCGTTCAGGATTTCGCTGGTCTCCTCCGCGACCAATGCGTTCAGAAACCCGCACAGCTCGGCGATGATCGCCTGCAATCTCGCCGGCTGAGGCGAGCCGTCACCCTCCATCGCCGCTTCGGCCGAAAGGTTATCCTTGAGCCAGTTCAGATCAAGGATGATGCGCGCGACGTGACCCACATCACACGACGCCTTTGTCAAGGCGGCACGGGTGGCGCCGCGCCCCGAACGCTTGTTGTGAGCCGAGGGCGGGCCGTCTTTATCAATTTTCGCTCGCCAGGCGGCGATAATTGCCGCCTTTATCTCTTCGAGTTGCGCATCGCTGTATCTTTGCGCGTTGCTTGGCCGATTGATGAAGTTCCAGGCGGCGCGAATATGTGCTTCTGTGTCGATCGGATAGCGCTTCTTGCCGTCGGCTTGATAACCCGGGTCTGCGTATTCCGCATCGGCCTGCGAAGTTTGCTCTCCGGGTTTGTCTTGGACCTGATCCAGCACGTCTTCGGCGCTGGCGAGCGCGTTTCGCGCTGCGGCGATCAAATCGCGGCCCGAACCGGTGAGCTTCGACTGACACCTCAGCGCGTCGGCCTTGGCAAGGTGGCGATGCTCGGGCACGCCGCACGCCCAGATCTGGAATGGCGGGTTGAACCGGGTCTCCGGCATGCATGAAGCTCCTGCTGCTTTCCAGTAATCGAAAACCGCTTCGGGATTGGCTGGACGATCTACAAGGGAAATCTCGTTGAGCACGAGGCCGGTAATCGTCTTCGAATCGGTCGGATCGCGCTGGGTTATACGGCCGCCGATCGAATAGCCCTTGTAGACGCCCTCGACGACCTTCTGCCACGCTTGATCATCGACAATCTTGGCTCCGATATAGAGGCCCTTGTCGTCAATAGCCGCTTCTTTGGCTACGCCGACCGCCGACAGCTGGTGCATCTCTCGGATGTTGGCGAATTGCATGTAGTCGCCGAGCGCCGCCACGAGGGCGTCGCGCTTGACAATCTCGCCCTGGTCGTCGCGCGCTTCGGTCGAGGCATAGCCCCACACCTCGCGGCGCTCGGCGTCGACCTTGGCGATCGGCAGATAAATCTTCATTGCGGTGTCCTGGTTTGCAAAGCGAGCTGGGCTTGCCGGGGTCGGTGGAGGCCCGAGATCGGTGGACAAGCTTTCGGGGCGTTGACTACACGGTTGACGGCGCGCAAAGCACGGTTGAGTAAAGCTTTAAAATCCGGCCGTCGCTGAGCGTCGCTCCCGCCTCGAGTATATACGTTGCACCGACTGCCGAGCCCGGCATCCCGCCGATCGTGGCAACCGAAAAAAAGCCTGTCTTGGTCTGTAGTGACCCGTCGAGCGGAGAGCGGAGCTGGATTATCGTCTCGGCCGAAGCCGCCAAAATTCTCGCTTGTGGCGTCGGGTCGATCGCGGTTTGAAACGGCGCGAGCGTGCAGGTCCAATTTGTCGACCGAATTGTCGCCGATCCCACATCGGCAGTGAAGTCGAAGGCGAAATTATCGATTTCGCCGGCCTCGATCGGGTCGAACGCCATCGGCAGTCGCATTTTCAGCTTCTCCGCAGGAGGCGAATTCGCCCTGGTGTCGCGAGCAATCGAACGCGGTTCGGCCCGTTTTGCACCGACACCAGCACAGCCGCGGGAACCCCGACGCTCTCCAGCGGGACTAGGGAATCGGCTACTACTGTGGTTCCACCTGACATCAGCTCGTATGGAAAACCGGCGTCGCGCAAAAGGCCGCCAACCGCTTCTGCGCAAGCCACGTCGTCCCGGCGAATGGTGCCGGACCATTCGAGCTGCCCGTCTTGGTTTGCGATGAGGACGGCAGTTGTCTCGATCTCTGAGCCAGAATCCCTCGCCAGCGCCGCGGCCCATTCGGCGGGTATCGCAGTGTCGCGCGCCACCAGCACCCCACCCGACCATTCGACCGAGGTCGGTCCGTCCAGCCCGGCTGTGCAAACAAACTCAACCCTTAATGCGGGGTCGGCCTGTACTGCCCTAAGCGCCTCCAATGGCGCTCCTCGATCGAGCACGACGCGACCTCCGGTCTCGCCCGGCGCCCCGAGGTCACGCAGCACCCCGGCGGCCAGCTCAGCCGGCAGGTTCGGGTCGGCCGCAAGGCGCGCCAGCCCTTCGGCGCGCAGGCCGGGATTGGCGACTGTGCGCGCCATGATTTCGACCGGAAACAGATTGTCGCCGGCGACCGTGTTGCCGGAGGCGAGCCACTCGGCGGGGCCAAAGCCGTCGCGCCGTGGCGTCGCCAGAAACTCAACTGGGTAGCCGCCCGTAGCATAGCTGATCACGATCAGCCCTGCGGCCCCGTTGCCGCCACGTGCCGCGCCCGCTGTCGCAACATTGCCGGAACCGCCGCCGCCCGCGCCATAGAGGCCGCCGTCGCCGCCCTGACCGCCCGTGGTGGCTGTGCCGAGGCCGGAGCCGCCGCCGCCACCGCCGCCGCAGCCCCATATACCCCATTCCGAGCCGTTACCGCCGGCGCCGCCGGGCGAGGCAGTGGTCTCGCTGCCGACGCCGTCCATCACCGCACCCGAGCCGCCGCCGCCGGTGCTCGCTGTCCCGGGGTTGCCTGGGACCGTGCTGTTGCTGCCGGCGAGTGCTGTCACATAGGCGCCGCCGCCGCTGCCGCCTGGCCCGTTGCCGCCGGAACCGGAGTGGTAGCCCGAGCCGAGCCCGCCGCCGACGCTCGAATTGGCGCCGGCGCCGCCGTTGTCGGCGCCGCCGCCACCGCCACCGCCGGGGTTGGTGCTTTCGCCCGCCGCCCCGCCGTTGCCCACGGGGCCGGCGGCCCCACCGCCGCCCGATCCGCCGTCCGAGCCCTGCGAATTATTGCCGCCCTGGCCGCCGGCGAAGGTCAGGCTCGCGGCCGAACCGCCGCCAGTACCCCCGGCGCCGCCGCCGCTATAAGGGCCGGAGAGCTGGTAGCCGGCCGCGCCGCCACCCCCACCAGCGGCATTGACGAGTGCGCTCGCAAAGCTGGCTCCGCCAAACCACGTGCCGCTGCCGGCGCTGCCGACCCCGGTCGAGTTGCTTCCCTGCCCCGCGGCGCCGCCGGCGCCACCATGGCCGATCCCGATGTTGACCGTTTGGCCCGGCGTCAACGCGAGATTGACCGCCTTCGCATAGCCGCCGCCGCCACCACCCGCCGCTGGGCTATTGACGTAACCGGTGCCGCCGCCGCCGCCGTCGCCGACGCACTCGACCGTGTTGTTGGCGCTGTTCCAATCGGCCGGGACCGTCCAGTTCGACCCCGATGTCAGAACGACGCGAGCCGTGCCCGCCGGCGCGGAACGCACCAGGCGCCCGAGAAGCTCGACCCCGAGGCGCGCGTCGACCGCGACAGAAGTGGTGCCGGCCCCCCCTGCGGCGGCAGCTGCCGTCGCGACCGTCGCCGGCGCCGGCGCGCCACCCCAGATCATCGCCGCGGGCCCTCAGCCGACCAGGCCGTAGAGAAAGACGCCGACGCTGTTCGTGTCCGTGGTCTGGCACTGGGCGCGCGCGACGAGCCGCTTGCCGGCCGGGATGTTGCACGGGAACCAGTCGGTGCCGCCGGGGCCAAAGCCGCCGGTCGCGAGCTGGGTCGCGAACTTGATGCCGAGCGACACCTCGTTGCCCGACGTGCCCATGCCGAGCTCGAACATCGCGTTCATCGTGCCGAGCCCGACGCCGAGGTCGTCGAGCCGCATCATCAGCGCCGCCAGCCGGTTTGGGGTCGAGGCCATGACCTGCGTCCACCCGGTCAAGGTCGAGCCGTTGAGCGTGATCGTGTTGGTCGGGTCGCTGCCGGTGAGGTCGGTCGCGCAAATCTGCTTTGAGAAGCCGGCGAGCATGCGCCCGTCGCCGGCATAGCCGAGGGTCGACACCGACAAGGTGCCGCCGCCGGCCGAGGACTGGCAGCGGGCATAGAGGGTGGCACCCTTCTTGACCTTGACCGGGATGTAGACGAACTGCCGGTCGGCGGTGTAGCTGCCCGCCGCCTGCGGGTCGAAAAACAGGTTCGCGGCGACGACTTCCTGGGCTGTGTTGTCGGCGGCGATGTCGGTCAGGTACCTCACGGTGCCTCCGCCCGAATTGCCGGTGATCGCTACATAAAACCCGTCATATTCGAACCCGGTGGCCCCGCCGAGCGCGATATAGCTGCCCTTGGTGTTGGCGGTGCCGCTCGCCGTGACGGACGTGCCGATGCCGGACGAGAGCCCTTGGGTTTCATAGCGCGCCGAGGCGGCGAGCGGCTGTCCGAAGCCCATCCGTCACGTCCCGTAGAGGTTGTAGACCGCCCACTGGTAGGCGCGAGCGGTGCCGGCGGTCTGGTTGATCGTGACTTTCCAGGCGTTGACTGCCGGGACCGCCGGCAATGGCGGGCACGGGTCGCCCTGGGCATTGGCGAACGCCATGTAGGCCTGCTGCACCAGCGACGCGCTTGAATTCGCCTGGTTGTAGTAGCGCACCTCGAGCACGTCGCCGTCGGCCATGTTCGAGAGGTCGATCTGCAGCTGAAAGCTGCCGCCCTGGGAGAGGCTCGTCGCGGAGGCGAGCGTCGTCTCGGTGCCGACAACAGGCGTCGTGCTGCCGCTCGCCGGGTTCGGCGACAAGAGAGTAGTGATGATGGGCGCGGTCATTTATACCGTCCGAAAAGGATCATGATGCCTGCGCCTGCTTGGTTGCGCGTGCGGACGCGGCATCAGGCGATTCTCCGCGACTATTTTGGGCATAGCAGCATCAGGACGATGACAAGCGCGCCGCCGATGCAGAACAATTGCAGCGCAAGGGCGCTGCCGCTCACGTCGTCGTCCCCTGAGTGCGCAAATCGGCCGAGCCCTTGTACGCGGCGGTGCCGGCTGGCAGGGTCAGGCGCAGCCACGCGCCTTGGGCACCGGCGGCGTTGGGGGCCGCTCCCGATGGCAGGTTGCCCGTGCCCGGCACGCTGATAAAAGCCGGCTGCGTGACAAACGAGCCCGAGCCCATCGGCACGAACGACGAGGCTTGCTGGCGCGGATTGCAGGTATTGGTGTCGTTGAGCGCGGTGGTCAAGGCCGCGTCGAGCAATGCGCCAGACGGCAGGGTCGGGCTCTCGCTGGCAATCTCGACCTGCGCCGCGGTCAACGCCGTCGCGGTGTTGTTATTGACGACAAACACCTTTTCGAAAAAATACCGGGCCGATCCGGTCGGCACGTCCGCCGCGGAGGTCGCAAAGCTGCGCACTACCGAGGTGACCGGGTTGGGGTCTCCATAAGTGGTGCCGGAGCTGGCAAAGCCGGTCTCGAACAGCATACCCTGAAAAACGCTGTATGTTGTTGAGCTGGACGGGACGATCGACCAGTCGCGGTTGATCGCGACGACATCGGTGCCGTAGCCCGAGGTCGCGGTGATCATGCGCAGCTGGTACTGGGCGCCGCTCGGCGTGTTGTTGGTGATCTGGATGATCATTCCGCCCGACACGCTGGCGCCGTCGCCCGCTTGCAATTTCATCAGCGGCGGGGTCGTGCCGCTATGATTGGCTGCGCCCGACTGTGCGGTGTGCCCAGAGATGACGGCGGTGTTGGCGATCGCCGCGACGTCGCCGACCGGCATCAGTTTGACCGCGGCACCCGAGCTGTGGACGACGCCCTGCGGTGCCGGGCCGGAGACGCCCCGCGTCACCGTCCAGGTTGTGGTTCCCTGACCGCCGGTGACGAGCATGATTTCGAAGCTGGCGCCGGCATCGACCGCAATGTAGTAATTGCCCGACCCCGGAAAACCCGAGGCCGAGGCGACCGGCAGGCTTGTCGCGGAGCTCGTGATGCCGCCGGCGCCGACCGTTGTGCTGGTGCCGCTCGGGTCGCCGAGCGGGCCGTTTGGCGAAGCGCCGGAGACCACGCCGTAGAGCAGCCGCTCGAAGCTTTGCAAGCCGGTGACCGGGGTGGTGCCGTTCAGGGTGACGGCGGCGGGGGTTTGGATCGCGCCGGTCGAGTCGCGGCCGGCAACCTGCATCTTAACCCCGGTGTCGACCGCTGAAGACGAGACAAAGTTGATCGTTCCGGCCGGAGTGACGTCGTAAAAGGCGACGCGGCGCGAAAAGTCGACCGCACCACCGACGGTGATGCCGTCGGCCTCGGGCATATTGGCCGCCCCATAGGCGACGAGGTCGTTCGGGATGACGCTCATGATGGCTCCTCTAGGTCTCGTCCTTGACGCAGGCGCGCACTGCCGCAAAAGCAGCGCACTCAAAAGCGACCCTTGATCGGGTGCATTGCCGCGATCGGCGGCCGGCGCCGGCTATGGCGCAAGCCGCTGGCTCGGAAATCCGATGCGCGCCGACCAGCGCGTGAACGGGCGGTAGCTAACCCGCGGCTCGCGGGCTCAGCGGAACCGGCCCTTGCGATGTTTGAAACACTGGTTGGTCGCCGCCTTTAACCGGTGGCAACCCGAGGATGTCGCGCGCTTCGTTTAAGGTATAGACGCCGTCCTTGACGTAGATGTCGAGGATCGAGGCCTGATCTTTCGCGTCGCTGGGTCTTACGTTCGACCAGACGAATTCGAGATCCGCATGCCCCATACGGTCCTGAATGACGCCGTCAACCAGCCGCTTGACCCAGCCGGTGAGCGGGGCAAGGCCCTCTTCGAGAGCCGTCTCTTGCGCCGACTGCGCGGTCGCGCGGTTCACCTGCGGGGTGAATGCTGTCGGCGGCAGCGAAAAGGCATAGCAGACGATCCGTGCCAGCCATTCGTCGAATTCGTCCTTGTACGGCGCTTCTTTGAACGCCTGGTATTTCGCTCCGGTCGGCGCCCATATCAGCCGCGTCCTTGATCCGGTGTTGCCGGCCAGGATCGAGTCGAACCACTCCTGGAATTGCCGGATCTGCTCGGCGTTCCAGCCATCCGGTGCGTTCAACAAGCCTGGTGGGACGTTGCCGTCGGTAAAGTGCTGCAGCTGCATCAGCTGGCGGCGCAGACCGATGTTGATCGTCATGACGATCTGCTCGCACGGTCCAAATCCGTACGCCTTGTGCGGCCGTTTGTTGCGCGGCAGATACAGCAGCTCGTCCGATGTCAGAAGCCGCCACGGGCGTCCGTGAATGATCTGTTCGTAGGCCGGCGCCGGCGGCCGAGGCCGCCGCCCGGTGTCGTCGATCAGGATTTTGATCGTCGAGCCATCGACGGTGTCGAGACCGATGATCTCGCCGCCGCGGTTGCGGCGCATCTCGAGACACGGCGCATCCAGCACCAGCAGGTCCTCGAGCAATTCCCGCAACCAGGTGCCAAAGGGCTGCTCCCCGTCGGGCTTGCGCCAGAACTCGGTCAGCGCCCCGATGCGCGCTGCCGCGCCCGGCGCCGGTTTGCGTTCGTTGCGCGACCGAACCGACCAGCCGAGCTTTTCGATCTGATCTTTGCGGGTTTCGATCGCCAGCCGGGTAATGTCATGGTTTTCAGCCAGCGCGCGCAGCTCGTGAAAGCCAATCGGTTCGTAGGCGCGCGGCGTGTATATCGTATTGTAGCCGACCGGAAAATCCCAGACCCTGACGCGCTCGCGCTCGGGCGGAACCAGCGGATAGCCGGGCGAGAAAATTCCTTGGTCGGGTTGAAAGACATCGCGAAATTGGGTGATGTCGTTCTGCGAACCGAAACCACCCCAGCTGTAGGAGGGAACAACCGGGCGCTTCCCGCTTGGCGCGATCATAGCATCACCTCGGAAATCCATGGGCACCGCGCGACAATGACGCTGCGGGCTTGGCGCCGACGATCTCGGACATCAGATCGTCATCAGGAAAAACCAGAAATCCGTACGGGTCTTGAAGCAGCCTAAACACCACGGGGTCGGGCAACACCGCATTCCATGCGGCAGCAAACAGGACTACACCATTCAAATAATTCCCCTGGTTAACCCCGTCGACGACGGAGTTGCCGAAATTAGCCTCGTCCCACTGGTTTGCCGCTTTGGTCGAGCCGGCGAGGGTGTTCTTTGTGTGACCAAAGAACAAGCTTGCGGCGCCGGCGCTGTAATTGAGCGTCAGCGCCGCGGCGAACGGCTGTCCGAGCGTTACTGATTGCGTGAAGGCGCCGGTCGTCGTTGTCGAGGTTGCCCAGTTGAGAAAGAGGTTCGTGCTGTTGGCGGCGATCTGCAAGGTCATGCGGTAAGGGACAGCGTGCCCTTCAATGCCCATCAGCGTCTGCGCCGTGCTCTGCACCGCGTCGACCTGGGCGACGACGAGCATCGTTTGCTGCCCCGGACTACCCGACCATGGACCTCGCCCGGCGCCGATCGAGGTCCAAATGTACTGGGTGCTGCCATTGAACCCGCAGCCCTGGCCGGCTACCGTCACGGCCGGGCTGAACGCCGCAAATTGCGTCCGATAGGGATACCCGCGAACCGACAAGCCCCACAGCGGCGCTCCCGCCAGGCCTTGGTCGGCATTGTAGGCCGAGCCGTCCAAATGCCACGCATCGGCAAGAAAGGCGGTCAGCGGATCGTCGGCGAGCCGCGGATAGCCCGGCGGCCGGTAAAGCCCGCGGTACGGACGCAATGGAAGCTGAAGCGCTGAGACCGACCGCGACGCTCCAGTTGCCGCGGTCGCGGTCACGAGCCCCGACAGCAGATATCGCCTTGTCAACGGGATCAATATTGTACTGCCGTCGGGGCGAGCACGACGGTATTGCCGGCCGCGTTCAACGGCTGTCCGCTGTTGTTCTGGCAAAGAATCCTGAATTTTAGCGCCGGGACCCGCACGAGTCCTTCCGACAGAAATGTCGCCGTCGCGGACAACGCCGCCGCCGGCACCGGAAACACCACGTCGGGGGCACGCGGCGGGGCGGCACTGGCGCTTTCGAAAGTCAAGCCGTCAAGCGACTGCAGAAACCAGCACGACAAATTTCCGCCGGTTTGGAAGGCACCTGCAGTCGCGCCCAACGTCAGCACCATTGGCGACCAGATCACCTGCACAGTGTTCGCGTTGGTGAACACGCCGCTCGTCCCGCCAACGCTGCTTGCCGCGATCGACCCCGACGCGAGCGAATTGAGTTCGCTGGTCATCAGCGTCAGCGACGGGGCGGCAAGGCCGCTGTTCGCCGTCCCCGGCTGCCACACGAACGGCGTCGCAGCACCCGCCGGATGGGATGCCGCAAGCGCGATGAGCGCGATGATCACCCGGCGCATCGTCAATTTACCCATGAATTTGAGCTGCCGTCGCAGGTCACGGCACGGGCTTCATAAGGCGGCCCGCCGGCGGTGCTGGAATTCATCACGAATGTGGCGGCGCCGTCGATTGTCCCTGACGAAGGTATCAAGGTGATGGGGTTGGCCATGTCGTTCCCAGCGCCGTCTTTGACCAGGAAGCTGAAACCCGGCGTGCACGTATAGTTGACCGTGGTTGCGGCAGGTGTCGCCTTGGCGACGACGATCATGTAGTCGGTTGTCGAAGAAACCGTCACCGGTCCGGGCGCGGTCACGACGCGGACCGGGACGTACAGCGATCCTGTCCAAGTCGACGTGCCGGAATACAGGTTGTTTCCCGAGAACGTCATGTTGCCCGGGATCGCCGCCGGCAGCCGCGCCGACGGGAGGGTGCCCGTATTGATGTTGGCGGCGTTTGTGGTGTCGGTGGAGCAGGAGGGCGCCACGCCTGACAAGTCGGCGCAGGTTGGCTGCGAAGCGTGTGGTGCGCCTGACGTCGAGATGCTGTCGAGCCAGTTGTGTACGACCGGTGCCAAGCTCTCCACTCCTCCGAGAACCGACGGCGCGGGCGCCGGGAGATCGGCGCCGACGATCGCGCGTGGAGCCATGGCTCCCGACGAACCGCTGGGGGTTGCCAGGAACAGGCTTGCGCCCTGAACCGCTCCCGTAACCGACAAGGTTCCTGAAGTAGTCACCGGCGAACCTGACACCGCCAGCCACGACGGCATTGTCAACCCGACACTTGAAACGGTGCCGCCGGGACTGCCTCCGTCCCGGATGCTGCCTAAGCCAGCCCAGACGGCGATGTCGCCAACCACGACGGTTCCCGACTGGCTGATATTTCCGCCGCCGGACGGCCCATAGACGACCGTTTGCGCGTGGCCGGTCGCCGAGCAAAGCACGACGCATGCCGCCGCCGCTGCCGCCGCGCATTTCACTGGGCGCGGGCCTTGAAGAATGCGGTAGCGCTTGCGGTCTTGTTGAAGCAGCCGGTCGAGCTGAACACGGCAACGATGCCATAGGAATAAATGTCGGGCGGCCCGTTGAAGCTGATCGAGACCGTGCCGTCGGCCGGTGCTGCGACGCATTCGACCGGGCTCACCGGCCCGTCCGGCGGCACGCTCGTCGCGTCGAACGTCATTAAATAGCCTGCCGCCGGCCCGGTCGTGACATAAAGCGAATAGAGGCTGCCGGGTGCGCTCCTGATGACGTGGCTGGCCTCGGCATTGGCGGACACCACGGGGCTGATGCCGGCTTCGTAGGCCGACGCCTTTTCGCTCCCTAAAACAGCGAGAAGCAGCAATGCGGCGACTGGTGCTCGGGGCATCATTCTCAGAAGGAGCCAAGAGCCGCACGCTTCCACGTGTTCGGCGCGCTGCAGAAATAGATGTAGTTGGTGTCTGCCTGGAGCTGACCGACGTTGCACGATGCTCCGCTCGACGACGGGGTGCCCGGCGTGATCAAACCACCCAGTGTGTTGATCGTCTGCGGTGTCGCGTTGACGACGCGAAAATTGCTGCCGTCGAAGCGGAGTTGGAGAAATTCATAGTTTTGCTCGGCCGCCAGAGCCAACGAAGAGGCGGTAGTGCCGCCCCGCGCCGGCTCCAGGATCGACCCGCCGGAGGTCCCGCTCACTTGAACGGTCAGCGGCTTTCCGGCATCGGTCACAAACCCCATGGTCCAGCCCGGGGTGATCGCGGTGGTTTGCGGCAGGATGACGGTCAGTCCGGCCGCGGTGTTGTAGCTCGACAGCGCATTGCCGTTGTCGCTCTGCCCGGCGCTGTAAGTCGCGGCCGCCGGGAAATTCCATCGGTTGATGTCTGGGGTCGATCCCGACAGGCCGATCAGCGCCGCCGTAGCCGGAGTCGCTTCGGTGATCCGGAAGTTGCTGCCGTCGAACCGTATCACCATCAATTCGTAATTGCCGGACGCCAGCGATGCCGAAGTGACACCGCTGCCGCTCCCTGCATAGAGGATATGCCCACCCGCCGTTCCGTTCACCTGGACGGACATCGCCTTGCCGTTGTCGGTCGCCAGCGCCATGGTCCAACCCATCGCTATGGCGCTAGTCGATGGCAGTGTCACGGCCATGTACGGAAGCGGGGTGTTGTAGTTCGAGATGACGTTGCCGTTGTCGGCGACGGTCGCGGCATAGGTGCTCGCGGCGGGAAAGCTCCAGTGGCTGATCCCGGCGCTGCCGATCATGCCGATCGCCTGGGCGGTTGCGGGCGTCGTCCCGGTCACCCGAAAATTGCCACTGCCGTCATACTGCAGAACGACGAACTCGTAGGCGCCCTGACTCGTGTTCGCCAAGGCAAGTGCGTTAGCGGCGGCTCCGCTTCCCGGCCACACGATATGCCCGCCCGATGATGAGTTGACCTGGACCGACAGCGGTTTTGCGTTGTCGGTGGCAAAGCCCATGCTCCACCCCGTCGGCAGGATTGTCGTCGCCGGCAGGGTGACGGTCAGGCCCGAGGCGGTGTTGTAGCTCGACAGGATGTTGCCGTTGTCGCCGAGCGTCGCCGCGTAGCCCGGAGTCGCCGGATAGAGCCAGTTGCTGGGCCACGGTGGCGGCTCGAACCCCATGTTCAGCCGCGTGTTGCGGGTCGACGAGACGACCCGCCAGTTATTCCCGTCGGATTGCACCCGCAGGTACTCGTAATTGCCGGCTCCCAGCGTCGCCGACGAGACTGATTTGCCGCCCAACACGATGGCGCCGGTCAAAGCGGTGACCGTCAGGCCCTTGCCGTTGTCACTGGCAAAGGCCATCGACCAGCCCGGATTGACGCTGGAAATCGGGGGCAGCGTCACCGTCAGTGACGCACCCGGGGCATTGTAGCTCGAGACCGCGATGCCGTCATCGATCGGCGCCGCGGTGTAAGTTGCCGTCGACGGAAAAATCCACTGGGGGCGCGATCCCGTTCCCTGCACCGATATCCCAACAGAATTCGGCCCGTAATTCACGACATTGCCGCCGTAATTGGGATTAATCAGCGTATTGCCGATACTCGCGGTCGCGTTGACCGCGGTTATGCAGTTGAAGTACGGTGAGACAAACGTATTCAGTCCGTTATGGTTAAACGTGATCGACAGGCAGGTCGGCGACACCTCGAGATCGAGACCGGAAAACGTGTTCGAAAAGTTGTAGCCGTTTTCGAGAACGATCCCGCGCCCACCGGTCCCGGCCGCGGTTGCCGACCCGGAAACATGGGAAAACTGGGTCTGCTCCAACGCCATGCCGGCGCCGCCGCCGGCCGAGTCGCAGACGGCGTATATCTCGCTGTCGAGTACCGCATTGAACTGACAGGCGCCGGCCGCGGCGCTGGTGCTCGAGTTATTGACCACCAAGTGATCGATCTTAATTGAATTATGGGCATCGGAGAAATCGGTTCGGCCGATGACAAACGCATATCCCGGCGTGTCAGCGTTGAGGAACAGCGAGCCTTCTTCTTTGAAATAGAAACATCCGGTCGGGCTGGCCG